TGATGAGACTTCATTAGACAAAGTAAGAGTTGATGGTGCTGATTGGGAGTTTGACAATCAGGTTGCTGTCAAAATTGCAGACTCTACTGCATCTACTAACTCAACATCTGGTGCACTACAAGTTGTTGGTGGTGTTGGTGTAGGAGGAAAAGTCTCTGCTGGATCTCTTCTAGTTGAAGGTGATGCTCAAATTGGTGATGCACCTGGTGATGCGTTGACTGTTAATTCAACAACAACATTCCAAAACGGAGTTACTTTCAATGGAACAACTACCATTCAAGGTAACATAGGTCAAACTGGTGAGTTCACTATTGACCAGTTAAAGATGGATGGTAATGTCATCTCTACCACTGCTGGTACTGAGATGATCATTGACCCATATCCTGCAGGTGGAGACGCAGCTGGATTGGTTATCATCAAAGGTGACTTACAGATTGACGGTACTACAACTACTGTTAACTCTGCCGAGATGAGTGTTAATGATCCTACTATTGCATTAGGTGATCCTACTACAGTACTTACTAACACATCAAGTTCTGCCAGTGGACAGGCAGATGTTGTTGTTGATAAGGTAACAGGCATAAGTGCAGGTGACTCAATCACCTCTGCTAGTGGCGTTCCTGGCTCAACTACAATTGCTAGTATTAATACTGGAACTAAAACACTTACATTGTCCGCAAACTTGACAGGCACACTTGCTGCTGGTACATCATTTACTGTCACAAGATCAGCAAATGATGCATTAGATCGTGGTGTTAAAATTCATTATTATGATGGTTCAAACTCTAAGTTTGGTTTCTTCGGTTTTGATAGATCTGGAGGTGCTGATGGATTAGGTGCTTGGACATTTATTGAAAACGCTAGTGACACTGGTGGAGTATTTGGCGTAACAGGTCAACGTGGTACAGTTGTACTAGGTGATCTAGAGTTAGATACTGACCTTGAAGTTCAGTTTGGTGGTACTGGTGTAAGTACCTTTACCGAAAAAGGTATTGTATATGGTAACGCTGCGGGTGCAATGCAAGTTACTGCTGCAGCAAACATAGCATCTCCTGGTACAGGAACTGATGCTACAACATCCTATCAAATACTTACCGTAACCTCTGCTGGTGTTCCCGTATGGACGAACACAATCGACGGGGGCACGTTTTAACACATGAATTATGAATGCACAAATCGTTATAGCTACATTACAGAAAAAACTTTCTGAAGCGACACTGATAAATGTTATGTTGGAAGCTCAAATCCAAGATTTACAAAATCAGTTAAATAGTATCAAAGAACAACAATCTGAGAATGACTTAGATGGCAGCGGAATCGACCAGAATCAAGCTAAAGAGATCAACGACAGCATCAGTAGTACCTAGTACTTCTGATTTAACTGACGGTGAAGTAGCTCTTAATATTGCTGATCGCAAATTATACGTAAATAACAACGGAGCAGTTGTTGAAGTAGCAAACCAGAAACCCAATACGGGTGAGGTTACTACTACGATGCTTGCCACGGGCATTACTAATGGTCCTGGTAATACTTACTACGTTGCAAAAAATGGTGCTGACACTACTACCTTAGCTAATGGTGGCGGTGGTGGACTGCACTGGGATACCGCATTCTTAACACTAAAAAAAGCACTTTTAACAGCAACTGCTGGTGATACAATTCTTATTGCACCAGGTACTTACGAAGAAGTATGTCCACTAACAATACCTGATGGTGTAGCCATTCGTGGAACAGATCAAAGAAATACAATAATTCAAAACACTAACGCAACAAGAACAAATAATATATTCTTTATGGGTGGGGATACTCGCCTTTCTGATGTACAGTTACAGGGATGGAAGTTTCCAAACTATGCAATTAAAGTTCTTAATGGAACAAACGCAGCTAGAATTCCTATAGTAGAGAGAGTTACTTTATATTCTACTGGAACTGTATCTGGAAGTGATCCATATGGATATGACTCTGTTGGATCAGGCACTAAAGCAGGTGGTGGTGCATACTTAGACGCTGCTGATGTTTCCTCTTCTTCTCCTAAGTTAGGTTTCTCATTCAATGAATGTACTTTCATAGTACCAAACAGCCAAGGTATAGTTGCTACCAATGGTATGAGGGTAGAGGTAAGTAATTGTTATTTCTACTTTAATGCGACTGGTATAACTGCTATTGAGGGTTCAACTGGTACATATGGCACTGGTAAGACACGTGTAAAACTTAATGGTACATCTGGTACATTCTCTACATCTGAAATACTCTATCAGTTAGAAGATAGTTTCAAATCAGGTACATATTCTAGATCTGGAACCACAGTAACAGTCACTGCTACTGCACATGGTATGTTAACCGCTGATGTCATCTATGCAGATGCTATCACTGGTGGTCTTACAGATGGATTTTATGCAATTACAAAAATTGATGATAACAGCTATTCATTTACTGATTCTGCATCTGGATCAAGCACAGGTAACGTAACTTATAAAAAAGCATCTGGATATGGAACCGTTTCAAGTAACGACGGTACATATGTTTATATTACAGGTAAAGGTACTGGATTATTCTCAACAGGACTTCCAACTCCTATACCCCTTGTAGGTGTTGCTGATGCTCAATTAGATACAGCTCAGCAAAAATTTGGTTCTGCATCTCTATTATTAGATGGTACTGGTGACTATGTTCAATTACCAACAACTGAAGACAATGGTTTAGGTACTACTAACTTTGCTATTGAATGTTGGATACGTCCTTCAAGTGTATCTGGCACACAACATATAATTGATTTCAGAAGTGCATCTGCTACAGATACTGCACCTAAGTTGTATTTGAGTGGAACCACTGTACACTTTGGTTCAGGTAATACATCTCATGCAAGTGGCGGTACTGTTTCTACAGGAACTTGGTATCACGTTGCTGTCTCCCGTTTTGGTGGAGTTACAAAATTATTCCTAGATGGTACTCAAATAGGTAGTAATTATACAGATACAAATGACTATGGTTCTACAAAACCAGTAATTATTGGTGCATCATATACTTCAGGACTAGAAGCATTTGCAGGTCATATAGACGAAGTAAGAATAAGTAAAGCGGCTCATAGATATACAACAAACTTTACATCACCTACTTCAGAATTTACAACTGATTTATATACATCTACTCTCCTCCATTTCAATGGAGATGATGGTGCTACAACATACAGCAATGTAGGTAAAGGTATAAAAGATATTCGTTCAAGTGGTGGTGATTCTGCAACATCATTTGCTACTGTAGACTACACAGCTTTTGGTGCAGAAATTCATGTATCCGCATCTTCTAACATCTACGGTAATAAAGGTGTCGCTTCAAGTGGTAAAGGATGTATTGTCAATCTGGTAGGTCATAGTTTTAGATATATTGGTTCTGGTAAAGATTTTACAAATGATCCATCATTAGCAACACAAGCAAATGAGGTAGAAGAAACTAACGATGGTAAAGTTTATTATGAATCAGTTGACCAAGAAGGTGACTATAGAGTAGGACCTGCGTTAACTGTAAACCAAAGAACAGGAACTGTTAACTTCCAATCTACTTCTACCACATCAGAAGCTGCAAGTATCACATTATCTGATGCTACAGGTACAACAAACATTTATCCTGCATATATTGAGACAGGTAATTTAAGATTAGCTGGTAACTCTCTTAGTTCTACATCGGGTAATATTATTATTGACCCTGCATCTGCAACAGATATAGAATTAACTGGTGAGACAATTATCACCAACAAAGTATATTATGACACTGCAAAAGTATTTGGACAGATAGGTAATAACAATACCTCTGTAGCATACGAGTTATCAAATATTGAAATTCAGTCATTAAGTTCAGCTGGATTAAACAACTATTCAAACATTACTCTAAAGCAAACTGAACTAACAACTCTTACAGTCAGTACTGAAGGTAACGGTTATCCAGGTGGATCTTTTAATGCAAACGTTACTAGTGAACCATTTGATCCAGCTACTGCAACTGCAACCTTAGAAACTGAAGGTCAAATAAAAACTGTAACTATAACCAATCCTGGTTCTGGATTTACACTTGATCCTGCAATTACTCTTAGTTCTGCTGCTAATAATAGTGGTAATGATCCCACATTTACTGTAACAAGAGCAACAGGAGGTAAAGTAGTAGCCACCACAATTCAAGTTGGAGGTACTGCATATACTGCAGGAGCAGCTACAGTAGACGCACCTTCTGAGAATTCATTTGGAACAACCGCTATTTCTGGAAATGCAATTCAAATTGGAGGTATTCCTTTTGCGGTAAACGATAGGGTTGTTTATGACAATGATGGTGGATCTGAAAATATTGGATTAACAAATGGAACCACTTACTATGTTATAGAGGTAACACAAAACCCTTCTACAGTAAAACTTGCTACATCACAAGGTGGATCAGCATTAACTCTTACAGCTGGAACTAGCGAAACTCATAAACTTAAAGGTGTTCAGGCAATTATAACAGCAGCTGTTGATGGAACAGGATCAGTTACTGGATTTACTATCACTGAAGCTGGAACTGGATATGCAACAGCACCAAGCATAACACCAGCTGGTGGTGGAAATTCATTTGTTGGTTCAAGTACTATTGGTAGTGGTGTGGTTGAAATTGCTGCATCAGGTGGTGGTAAATGGACATCAGCACCTACAGTTACTATTACTAGAGATACTACTGACGCTGCATATGCTGTCAATGGTTCAGGTACATCTACTCTAGGATATATTGTTGCTTCTATTACCATGGGTAACAATGGTGGTAGAGGATACGTTAAGTTACCTCAAATTACTTTCACTGGTGGAACTCCTGATGTTGATGCATCTGGAACTGCAGTTCTCAATGAATCTACTGGTGTATTGACTGGTATAACATTAGACAACGGTGGTGAGAAATATTCAACAGCTCCAACTGTAACAATAGAAGGTGGTTCTGGTAGTGATGGAGCTATTGGATTAAGTATACAATCATTAGATGGAACTATATCAAACGCAGGTAGTGGATATTCACCAGGCACATATGTTGGAAAAAACTTTACTGGGGGAAGTGCTAGTGTAACTGCAACTGCAGACTTTACTGTTATAGGTTTAGGTGGAGCTATCACTGCAGGTTCTGGATATTTTGATGGATCTTATACTGGTACACTTGTCAGAAACCAACCTACTGCAACCTATACAGTTACTGTTGCAGCTAGAATTAGAGTTGAGGCAGATGTTAATACCGTTACTGGAACGTTTAACATTGGTGATACTGTAACTGGTGCGGGTGGTGCAAATGGTGTTCTT